AAATTAGAAAATAGATTAAAATTAGGTGAATTAAAAATAGAGATTGTAAAAGATAAAAGACCTATTCGTATCGGTAAACTAACTGTATTACATGGGCATGAATTATTTGGTGGAAGCGGTGGAGTTAATCCAGCTAGAGGTACGTTTTTAAAAACTTTAGAGAATGTAGTTGTCGGTCATTATCACAAAACATCAAGTAATACTGAAGCTTCAATGTATGGGGATGTATTCAGCGTTCACTCCGTTGGTTGTTTGTGTGGTAAAACTCCTTACTATATGCCTATCAATAAATGGAATACTGGCTTTGCATATTGCGAACTTGATATCAAAACAGGTAATTATACTTTTTACAATTTAAAAATTATTAACGGAAAAATATATTAAAACCTAATTTTAACACAGCATTAAAACCTAATTTAAACACTATGGATATTACAAAATGCAAAGGTGAAGGTTGTCCGATAAAAGAAAGTTGCAAAAGATATACAGCCAAGGAATCTTTAATGCAATCGTATTTTGTAGAGCCACCTTTTAAGGATAATAAATGTGATATGTACTGGGGTGAAAATGCTGAATCTATATTTAATCAATTAAAAAAAATAACAAATAAAAAAAACTAATTATGACAGGATTAAGACACGCACTCAAAGAATACTTTATGGTTCATCAGATAGCTGGTAGCAACCCGATATTAGCATTCGATAACTTAAAACAACAATACGTGGTTTTTTGGTACTTCAAAAAAAATACTATAATTAATTTAGGTTATGAAATAATTTTATAGTATATTTGCAATAGTTATGGCTTGCAGGAGCTAATTAACAATAATATTTATTGCCTTATTTCCCGAGTAGTGCCTGCACACGAAAGGGAGTTAAGGCATTTTTTATTTATTATGAAAGACCCAGCATTTTTATTTTACCCATCAGATTTTTTAACAGGAACCATGTTTTTAAATAATGAGCAAATAGGTATTTATATAAGATTATTATGTTCTCAGCATCAGCATGGAGGATTAATTGATAAACTTAGTTTTAATTCATTGGTAGCAAATAATGATTTATTAAGATCAAAATTTATAGAAACTGAACATGGTTTTTATAATGAACGTTTAGCAACCGAAATGGATAAAAGAAATAAGAAATCAAACAATATGAGTGAAACTGCAAAAGAAGTTTGGAAGCAAAGAAAAACACAAAAGTTATACAAAAGTAATACAAATGTAAAAGAAAAGAATACAAATGTAAAAGAAAATGATACAAATGTTATACATCCTATAAATATAAATAAAGATATAATTATAAATAAAAATATAAATGATATTGAAACTTATTTTAAAGAATTAAGTAATTCAACAAATTTTGAAAATATTAGTAAATCTTTAAATATTCCAAAAGATAAATTAACTTTAAAAATTGCAGACTTTAAAAAAACTTCTAAAATTGATTATCTTAACTTTAACGAATTTTGCAACCACTTTAAGAACTGGGCCAATAAAAACAATTCTAATAACCTAAAACTAAAAACTTCATTTAAATGATTCCAGCAAATACAAAATTAGAAGGTCAATTCCTCGGAGGATTATTAATTAATTCAAGTGAATTCAAATACATTCAAGAACTATTTCACGAAGAGTTATTTTATGATGAAAAAAACCAATTAATTGCTAAAGCTATTTTAAGCTTAAATAACGCATCTAAAACTATTGACATTATAAATGTATCAAACGAATTAGAAAGTACGCTTAGAATCAATCCTATTAGCTTTTACGACCTATCCTTGCTTACTAATGATGCTATCCTAAATAGGTTCGATGAGAAAATACTTATTCTTAGCGAGTTTTATATTAAAAGAAAAATGATGTATAAGCTTTCAGAACTGTTAGAAAAAACCCAAGAATCAACATCAGATGTTTTTGAACTTTTAGCCGATAACGAAAAAAATACAAACGAGATATTTAATAAGATTTCTATTAGCAAAACTTTTACAGCTTTAGATTGTGCTATTGAAATGGATCAGCATTTAGATAAAATTGATAAGTTAACAGATGGAGATTTAATCGGTTGTGATACTGGCTTTATCGAACTTAATAAACTTACTTCAGGGTGGCAAAATAGTGATTTAATTATATTAGCAGCTCGACCAGGAATGGGCAAAACATCATTAATGCTTAAATTTGTTAATTCGGTATTAAATCAAAATAAATCGGTTTTAGTTTTTAGTTTAGAAATGTCTAAGCTTCAGTTATATGCGAGGATGTGTTCACAAATAACATCGATTCCACTTTACAAATTTTTAAAAGAAAAAATGAATCCTTATGAACGTGAACTTTATAAAAATGAAACCTTTAAGTTATCGAACTCACAATTATTCATCGAAGATAAAAGCGGTATAAGTATAAATTTTATTAAAGTTAAGGCACGAAAATTAAAACGTGATAAAGATATTAGCATGATAGTTATTGACTACATTGGACTTATTGACAAAGGTAATAATAACAAAAGTACAAACGATCAAGTTGCGGAGATATCAGGAGCTTTAAAAGGATTAGCAAAAGAACTAAATATACCGATTATATTATTAAGCCAGTTAAGTAGGGAAGTTGAGAAGCTAAATGATAAACGACCAATGCTATCACATTTAAGAGATTCGGGAGCAATAGAACAGGATGCTGATATGGTTATGTTTATTTATCGACCTGAATATTATGGAATAATGGATGATGGAGATGGTAACTCAACTATTGGTAAGGCAGAATTGATTGTCGCTAAACATAGGAATGGAGCATTAAGCGATATAATTGTTAACTTTAACGGCAACTGTACAAACTTTTATTGATATGAATAAGAAAATTAAAGTTAAATATTTAAAACTTGGTAGGGAAAATATTTGGGGCCTTGCTCATTGCGGATTAAATCTTATCGAACTTGACATACGTTTGAAAGGTAAAAAGCACCTTGAGATATTAACTCATGAAAGTTTACACATACTTTTACCTGAACTGGAAGAAGATGACATTGTGAAGCTCAGCGTAATATTAACAAAGACTTTATGGTCGGAAGGATATCGGAAAATAGATAACAATAATGATATGCAATTACAAGATGGAAGCAAGTAACATTATCCACAAAAACAAGCTTAATGTAGAAATTAACCAACAAAAAAATAAATATGAATTACGAAAAATTTAAACAAATTATTGATTTGCAAATAGCTCACAATAAAAGAGTAGATGAAATTTACAAATTAAAAATTGATATTGTAGAGTTCTTTGATGAAATTACTAGAGTAACTGAATTGCTTTGGACTGAAGTATTAACCGAAAATGGGGATTACCATTTATGTTATTACCTATACGAGATGAATGGTATTTATGGCACTCCTGATCTAAACGAGGAATATAAAGACATCAAAGAACTGTATGATTATTTAATAGAAAACAAAGGATTTAAATGAATAAACTAATTGAGGTATTTAAAGAATATAAAAAACAATTAACGTTAATATATGTTTTTATGTTACTCACTGAACTTTCAATTTTATCAACACCTTTCTTATTAGGTAAAAGCATTGATGGATTAATTAATGGTAATTGGTATTGGATAATTCTTTTAGCTGTTTTATATTTTTTATCAAACCTTTTCAATTATAAGCGAATGGTTTATGACACAAAAGTTTATACTACTATTTATAATAATATTGTATTAAAATTTCTTAAAAAAGATGATGTTGATGTTTCGACTAAAGTAGCAAGAACTGATATGGCCCATGAGATTGTTAATGTGTTAGAAAGCTATGTGCATTATTATATCACAACTATTGTAACTATAATTGGTTCGCTTATTTTTATATTTTCAGAGAACTGGCAAGTTGGTATACTCGTTAGTATTTCAATTATCTTTATTGTGAGTTCAGTATTTATACTTTATAAAAAAATAAAACAAGGCATTATCGTATTTAATAATCATTATGAAAAAAAAACAAAGTCTATTGAAAATGGATATGCAAGTTCTGAATCTTTTTTTAAGAGAAGAAGAAATATAGAAATATGTCAATCAACTATACAAGGTAAGAATTGGTTTTTAATAAATACCATTAAATATATTTTTCTAATTTTATCAATTATATTATTAATCAACACATCAAAAAATATTACAATAGGAAGCATTATAACTGTATACTCGTATGTAAATAACTTTCTTATAGCGTTAATGTCAGCACCGATTGCAATAGAAATGATTTTAAGAATCAGCGATGTTTTAAAACGCTTACATTAAAATAAATGAATACAGCAGAATTTAATAAAGTTATTGAAAAAAGAATTGATTTGATTAAAACTATTATGCTATCGAAAGGCAAAGAATATTCAACTGATTCCGATAAGTTCCATAATTTTAAACAGTCAG